CCTGGCGCATGGTTATGTCATTGTTTAATTCCTGACGCCTGGCCTGCAGTTCGTTATACCTGGCCACATATCCGCTGTACCTGCGGTTGTACTCTCCTTGCTCCAGACTCAAGCGGGCGTTTTCGGCAATGAGCTTTTTTATTAACACTTCGATGGACGCGCAGTCTTCATCGATCTTGGCGATTTCTTTTTCCTGCCTCTTACAGTCGGTTATCTGGGCTATGATGTCATCGTAGTTTTTCAAAATCTCGGCTTTGTTTTCTATAAGGCTGTTGAAAGCGTCCACGAACGCTTTTTTAATCTGCTCCTCTTTCAAATGCGGAGTGGTGCAGAATTCTTTCTTGCTGAACTTTTTATTGCACCGCCAGATTATATTTTCGTATTTGCTGCCGGAGTGCCACACCTTCCTGCCGTAGAAACTGCCGCAATCGCGGCATACGATGCGGCTGGAAAAGCAGCATATGCCGCTGGTGTAGTGTCCTCCGGCTTCTCGTCTTCGGAATTCTTCCTGCACCAGTTCAAATGTCTCCGGTGGTATGATGGCGGGGTGGCTGTTTTCCACATAGTATTGGGGAACCTCACCCTCGTTGATTTTCATCTTCTTGGTTAGAAAGTCCACTGTGAATCTTTTCTGCAGGATAGCGTCGCCCTTGTATTTTTCGTTGGTCAGGATACTTTTAACCGTGCTGTGCTGCCATTTTTGCTTGCCGGATGGTGTGGGTATGCCCTTATTGGTAAGGTAGCTGGCAATGCCTGACGGGGTCTTGCCTTCCAAGAACATCTTGTAAATCAGGCGCACAATTTTAGCTTCCGCTTCCACAATCTTAGGCAGGCCGTCCTCGCCCTTTTCATAGCCCAGAAACCGCTTGTAGGGTAGGCTGACTTTGCCATCAGCCATACGCTTGCGCTGGCCCCAGGTAACGTTGAGGCTCAAAGACCGGCTTTCTTCCTGAGCTAAACTGGATAAAATTGTCAGCATTAACTCTCCTTTACTGTCGAAGGTGTAAATATTCTCTTTCTCAAAATATATTTCCACGCCTTTATCTTTGAGCTTCCGCACATTGGTCAGAGTATCCACCGTGTTGCGGGCGAACCTGGACACCGACTTGGTAATAATCAGGTCTATTTTGCCATCCAGCGCGTCGGCCACCATGCGCTTGAATCCGTCCCGCTTCTTGGTGCTGGTTGCCGATATTCCCTCATCGGTATAGACGTCAACAAATTCCCACTCCGGATTGGATTTTATGTACCTGGTATAATAATCGACCTGGGCTTCGTAGCTGGAAAGCTGCTCCTCACTGTCGGTCGATACCCTCGCGTAAGCCGCGACACGTTTCTTCGCTATGCTGTTGACAGCAAGCGGAGAAATTTGGCTGACTTTGGGCGGAATAACTTTTACTGCTCTTGCGGTGTTCAACTCTTAAACCCCCTCCGATAGGCGAGCGCCCTTTCCCGCGCCTCAAGCTTGGCTTGTTCGGTCCAGCTAAATTTACGTGACCGGTTTTGCCAGTAAGCCTCTTTTTCACGCCCATCATTGAATATATACAAAACCCGACCTGGGGCCGGAATAATCATCTGTTTGATTTTTTCCCGGTAAACACCCTCATTAAATTCGGCCAATCCCAATACTTCCGCGGTCAATTCCAGCAGAATATCTTCCGGAATCTGCTTGCCATGGCATGCCGCCTTGCCATGCTTGACAAAAGTGGGGCAGTTCCAGGCAGCTCGTCCCTTATTAATGATCCTTCTGTAGTTCCGCCCGCAACGGGGGCATTTTATCATACCGGTAAACGGATAGTTGTTAATGGTTTTTGGCCCGTTATTGTTTCTTCCTCGGCGCGCGGCCATAACTTCCTGGGCTTTTTGGAAGGTTGCCAGATCAATAATCGGTTCATGAGTTCCATAGGCATAATACTTGGGCAGCCTGCCTTCATTTAAAACCAGCTTCTTCGATAAGTGATCGGTAACATACTTCTTCTGCAGCAGAGCGTTGCCGGTATATTTTTCGTTCTTGATGATATCCGCCACCCGTTTGTCATTCCAAGCATTGTTCCTGATTGTTCTGAGGCCTAATTGATTTAACTTGCTGGCTATCTTTTCACACCCCATGCCGCTTATGTAATCGGCAAAAATCATGCGGACGATTTCCGCCTCTTTATGGTCGACGGTTATTTCACCCTTTTTTATGTTATAGCCGTACATGAACCGAAGATTGGCAATCTCCCCAGCCTGAAAGCGCTTGCGGATGCGCCACTTACAGTTTTCGCTCACTGAAAGGCTTTCCGCCTGGGCGAAAGAAGCGAGGATGGTAAGCATTAACTCGCCATCCCCGCTTAGGGAATGAATATTCTCTTTCTCAAAATACACATCCACATTGATCAGTTTCAGCTCTCGCAGGGTTTCCAGCATGGTTACGGTGTTTCGGGCAAACCGTGATATGGACTTGGTAATCACCATATCTATCTTACCGTCCCGGCAGTCGTTTAATAGCCGCTGAAACTCGGCCCGGTCATCCTTGGTGCCGGTCAGCGCCTCATCGGCGTAAACCCCCGCGAATTGCCACTCCCGATGTTTTTGAATATAATCGCTGTAATAGCTGACCTGAGCAGAGAGTGAATGAAGCATGGCATCCTTGCCGCTGGATACCCTGGCGTAAGCGGCCACCAGCTTTTTCTTAGGGATTACCGGCGCAAGCGGTTCTATTTTCCTTACAACCCGCTCCATATAACCCCTCCTTTCAGACCACATGTTAACTCTGGTTGTTCGGACTTATCAAGTTAATCAGCGTAGTAAGCTACCCAATATAGGGCGATATTTATTAAGCATCATGGTGTCAATTTTCTTGTACTCTCGCTCGTTTATCAGCCCGCATTGAAACATGGCTCTGGCGATACACAAGGTAATGTGATAGGCTTTCTCACGCTCGAACTGCTCCTGGGTCATAGCTGCCTATCACCTCCCGCTTGATGGTTGCCGAACCTTTCCTTTATATAGCAGGCATGACTGCAGTATTTGCGGTGTTGGTTGCCGTAGCTGGCAAAAGGTTTCTGGCAGCCCGCGCACTCCAATTGATAAATAGCCTTCTTTGCCACTTTATCCGGGTGGTTTTTCCACCAGGCCGCGCGGCACGCGTCAGAGCAGAATTTACGCGGCTTCACGCCAGGGCGCTGTTTTAAAGGCTGCCCGCAGTTTTGGCAAAACGCCCAGGTTTCTTTTTCATCGTCCCGCTGTGCTGGTTGCGAGGCAGCCATGATACCGCCGAGGTTGTTTCTTCTACAGTATGATTTTATGGTGTTTTCCGATATGCCGAGGCTGGCCGCTATCTTGGCATAGCCCATGCCGGCGCTACGCATACGGTGTATCTGTTCCTTTTGAAAAGAGGTCATAGGATCACTCCTTTGGGAAAACGAAAACCCGCAGATGTCGCTCTGCGGGTTCTTGGCTGTTAGTCACTTGTCAATCAACCAATGTCAAGTTTCAGACAGATTGGATAGAATAAATTCACCCATTCTCTCAATAAGCAACGCGCCGTATTCGCCCTTGATGGTTTTGCCTTCCCGGGCATTTTCCAGCCAGTACGCTGGCGAGGATACAACGCCGTTCTCGACTAAAATATCCAGCACTTCCGCCAATTTGTCCTGAGAATTATTTTCTTCCATATATTTAATCCCCAGCTGCGATAGTATGGCCTTGGCGATGCCCTTCACAATATCAGCCCGCTTGCTGTCAAACAGGGCGTTATCCAAGCTGTTATCAACAAAGCCGATTTCGATTAAGACGGCGGGCGCTTTGGTTTCTCTTAAAACCTGAAAGTTGGCTTCTTTAACCCCTCGGTTGGCAAAGCCAACCTTGACCAGGGCGCTTTGAATCTTTTGGGCCAGTCCTTTTGATTTGGTTCCGGGGCTTAAATAGGTGTAGGTTTCAACCCCGGCGGCCGTTTCCGGCTTAAAAGCATTGCGGTGAAAGGATATGAAGTAGTCAAAGCTGCCCATGTTTTCAAAATCACATCTAGCTT